CGCATCTGCTTCGTGGTCGAGGCGTTGTCTTGGAACGTGGTGCCGTTGGCGGTCTCGCAGCGGATCTTGGTGCTGTTGAGGAGCGTCTTGCTGCTGACGTTCGCCGTGCTTGCTGCACTCAGGAGCACACCCCCCGCTCCAGTCACCGGCATGGCGAAGTTGTCGCCCACCCCGATACCGGTCCACGAGATCTGCCCGATGTTCCCGGTGCCACTATCCTTGATAGGGATCGAGTCGACGAAGCCATCGGTATCAATGTTCAGCGTACCGCCCACCATGGACAAGCCCGTGAACGTACCGACTCCAGCGTTGTCGATGGTGGCGACCACCGACCCCAGCCCTAAGTCCCCGGTCCCCGAGAACACTGTGAGGCCGTGTCCCAGATACACACCCGACGTCGCTGCGACCTGAGCCAACAGAGTCCCGTTTCCAACGGAAACGATTTTCAGCACCTGCACGTTGAAGATGCCGCTGACATCGACGTAACCCACCAAGTCGCCACCGAACCGCCGCCACTCCTGGATGTTGCCGCTCTGGTCCACACCCTGCACGGCTGCAACCTCAGAACCCGGAGTGGCTGGGGCGTTGCCAAAGACTGAGTCAGACGAGCCGTTGGGGACCTGACCGGCTGTGATCCTCGCCATGCCCTGCGATACATCCCTCGCCCAGACATCGATGATGCCGAGCGCGTTCCGCAGGCGTGACGAGAAATCGGGAGCCGTGGGGTGCGGGATGCTGGCGTAAGGGATGCCGTTGAAATCCCTCATTTTCCAGAATCCTCGAGCCCGAAGTTCTTGCTCCCGAGAACAAGATATTCGTAGCTGTAGTTGTTCCCCGAAGCCTCGCAGATGATACGCAGACCCTCGCACATCATCCGAGGACTGACGCGATGGAACAGGGCACTGCTGCTGAAGCTCTTGCTCGGACCGATGGACTCGGTACCGTTGGTCTTGGTGTTCATGAACGTGTAGGTGGCCAGCGGACTGCTCGCCACGGACCCACAGTAGGCGTACATGTCGTCCAGTTCCCACTCACCACTCAAGCCCGCGAGGTACATGCGGCGCGTCGTGAATGTCGACTTCGAATACTCGGCAGGGATGTTGGACGAAGCCCCGTCCCGGTAAACCTTGCCAGCCCCGGGAGTCGTGTCTGTACCGCCATAGCCCATGTAGAACAGTGTGCTTCCAGTGGTGTGCGGCACCGCAGCGACGGACTCGAGGCTGGCGAAGTTTCCACTGCCACTGTCCCAGTTCCGCATGTGGACCGGTCCCGCGAACTTGAAGCTGCCATCTGGCCCGATGTCCTCACGGTCATAAGACAGGTGCAGGCAGAGGAAACTCTCGTCCTGATAGTCAGGGTCGGAGTCGTTCCGATAGAAGAACCGCAGCACCCGGTTCTCGGGGTCGTTCAGGAGCGCAATCGGATAGCAGTTCGCGTTGATGGTGGGTATGAAGTTGCGCCACGTCTGGTTCCGAGACCGGGTGATGAAGTTGAAACCATCGGTGGTGTGGATGCCCTTGTGCGAGACGAACGCCAGCAACTCGGACTCGCCATCGATGGTCAGCGTGCAGGCACACATCGGGTTGTAGATGCCGAAGCTCCGGGAAATGAGTTCGACTGCCCGACCACGGTCAAACGTCGAGTCCCGCTCACTCGGCAGGTAGTTCATCCGCCACACCGAATGGTCGAGTCCGATGATGAGCCGGTTGTTCACCGTACGAATGTGGGTGATCTGGTCGTTGTCCCGGGTCTCGAAGTCGATGAAGTAGGTCGGGGGAAAGGACTCCGGCTCTCCTGGGAACGAGTAGCGGACCATCGAGCGGTTGGCCATGTCGTTCACGACCAGCGAATCCTGGAACACATCCCCCGTGTTCGAGGAAGGCGGTGGGAAGTTCTTCGCCACCTGGCTCGTGATGTCGCCGAAGTTGTAGACGATGGTCGGGAACTGCACCGTCGAGTCGTTGCTCGCACCGTAGTACGCCGTGACCTTGACGTAGTCGATGCCGATGGAGACGTTGGCCTTGGAGACACTCACCACGACCATGACCGTGGTGTCGAAGTCCGTGTCCACGAAGCCGCCGATGTTGCTCGGCAGCCAGCGGTCGGTGGACGATCCCAACGTCAGGGTGGTCGGAACGGCGGAGTTGGTACTGGTAAGAAGACCGGACTTGGAAGCCGCGATGTCAACCGTCTGCCGCTCCCTGACCGTCTGCAGGAAGTGCCCGTCACTCGTGCGGCGCTTGCCCAGGGACACCGTAATCGGCACTGGAGCGGAACCAGAGCTGACGTACCCCTGGATCTCCACCACGATGCCCTGAACGTTGCCATTGAATGCCGGGATACTGAAGTTGTAAGCACCCTGCTGGGTCAGGACCTGAGTGGCACCGATGGTGGCAGATGCATAGACGCCATCGTCCGCCGCCATGCTCGACGCACTGGCGAAGCCGAAATAGAAGCCCGTACTGTTGAACGACGCCGGAAGTCCTGACGCCGAAGACACGGCAGTCGTGTCCGCATGAGCCGAAGCCCCAGTTCCAATCTCGGCGATCATGAAGCCGACCGGGAACTTCTTGTCCGTCGCCTTGCTCTTGACCGGGCTCCGATAGATACGCCAGTGAGTCGCAAAGCCGACGTTCTGGATGGTCGGCAACTGGATGGTGGGCACGATGCTGGTCGCGGAGACGAAGACAGTGGTCGTACCGTTGTCCGACGAGTAGGCCGACTCGAGGATCGTATCGGCGTCATCCTGCTTGAACCGTGACGCCTCGGTGGTCCAATACTCGTAGTATCCGGTGACACTCTGCGAGAACGCCCCACCACCAGCAGTCACGACATTGGGAGCGGAGTTGACCGGCAACATCCCATGCTGACGGGTCAGGGGCGTGGCCGCAGCCGCAGTCGCTGAGAGATAGACCACCGTGTTGGTGTTGATGGCAGAGGAGTCGGCAGTCGCCCCGTTCAGGAGGAAGAAACGGTTACGGTACTGCACCGCTTCCAGAGACTGGGCACTCCCGACCGAAGCGATGGTGGCAAGGTCGGTGAAGGTCTGGGATGACGTCGACACGGGGGCGCGGCGATACTTGTTGCCCGCCATGGCAATCAGATAGTGGTTGCCGTTGTCGAACGTGATGTCCCGCAGGCCCCGCACCGCGGTAGCCGTCGCCGATACCGTGCCCCACGGAGCCCTGCCGGCCGCTGGCAGAAGACTGGTCGAGCCATTGCGGTAGACGAAGTTCCGCATCGCCGACATCTGCCCCGGCTTCAACTGCGCCGGGTCGCGGTCGGTTACAAGACCTCCGTCTAGGGGCTCGACTTTGCGCGGCACTTATGCCTGGTCCCAGTTGATGAACCGCGTGGTGTTGTCACCCCACTGGCCGAACACGAACGCGCCGGGGATGAAACCCACATCCTGGTCCGGCTGGTTCGTCTGCTCTTTCAACATCGTCACCAGTCCCTGCTCCGAGAGCGCGAACCACGTCTTCAACTGCTCCCCGCGTCCCTCCGACTTGTCCGTCAGGAAGTGCCACTTCCCCCACGCCATCAGGTAGGGTTCATAGTCCTGATGGATGTCCAAGACATCTGCCGTGGCGGTGGTGGTGGGAATGGTCATCCTGCGGTAGTAGCGAAGCTGCAGGACGTCCGAGGCCGATGGGGGCTGGAGAATCCTCAACTTCCCCCGTGACCCGATCATGAACACGTCGTAGTTGGTCGGGACCGTGATGGAAGTCTGCTCGCTCAGATAGTTGGAGCGGTCATAGAACCGTCTCCCCACCGGATGGAGCGTGGTCTTGGAACCCACGAGCCGCACCGAGTAGGGGGCCTTCCAGTCCGAGGGCAGGTCGTACATGTCCCGGATGGCTGTTGCAGTTCCAACATTGACCCCGGCCCCGAGAGAGAACGTGCCGTAGATACCGAACCCTGAGGCCGCCGTGGCCGAGACCCGGATGCCGTCGCTCAACCCGGTCATGGAGATGAAGTCGTCGGGCTTGAGACCATGCCCAGCGGGGGCGGCTGCGGAAGCCTGCCCTGCTGAAGCCGACACCCCCGTCACCTGGAACGGCGCGATGACGCTGATGGGTGTGGCTTCAGTGAGCAGGTAGTTCCACTTGGCGCGGTTGTTGAAGTGCTCGAGTGCCGCAAAGAGAGAGCGCCCGGCCCGGGTCGTCATCTCCGAGTCGCCGGACGCCCCGACGCAATCCGCTATCTCCTGCGCGGCGGCACTAACCGCTTTCGTTGAGGGCTGGAACAGCGTCATCCGTGGCTCCCATCTCGGCTTCCTGCTCCGCGCGGTCCTGGGCTTCGATCTCCGCCCACTCCTCGTCGCTCACATGCGGCTGCTCGATGGTACGCTCACCCCGCAGCCGCTCCCACGAGGCGATGATGCTCGGCACCACCTTGAACGCATCTCGGTTCTCGGAGATCCAGTCTTTGGCATTGGCCGCGAGTTGCTTCCGGTAGATGCGGTCCTCGACCAAGCGGGCGAGTTTGTCTTCGAACTCCTCGGGGGAATCGAACAGGAGTCCGGTTTCGCCATCCTTGATCTCCGCCTTGTAGGCCCCGGTGTTCTGCGCCAGCGTGGCTGCGGGCTTATGGAGCACGCTCGACTCGTACCACTTGATGGCCGAGCGGCAGCGATTGAAGACGTTGTCCGTCAAAGGTGCAAGCGCGATGTCGTGGTTCATCATGCACATGCGGAGCTTATATTCGTTGTAGTCACACCACGCATGGAACGTCAGCCGGTCCTGTGGGATGAGTTCCGTGGTCCACGGGAACTGTGACCCCCAGATGTGCCAGTGCACCTCCGGGTAACGCTTGGTGATGTTCCCCACCGCCTGCCGCAGCGGGTACCAATCCTCGTAGTGAGCGATACCCCCCTGCCACATGATGTGGACCTTGGACTCGTCCTGCTGCAGTGCGACTTGCGGGTAGTGGTCGAACCGCACGAGGTTGGGGAAGGTCTGGATGCGCCTGGGATGGAGTTCTTTCAAGACGCACTTCTCCACCTCGGGGGTCGAGCACTGGATCTGGTCCGCCATCTCCAGGATTTTCTTGTAGGTCGCCATCTGCTGGCGGTTCTTGGCAAGGCTGAAGCCCTTATGGCCGTCCTGCCATAGAACCTTCTTCTCGCCTTCCTCGACCACGCCGATGTGATGGCCGATGGGAATCAGGTTGCCGTTCATGTCCCGGATGCCTAGGGACTTGAACGCCTGGTTCAAGGGCGAGACATTGAACAGGTTGTCGTCCGTCTCGATGACGATGCTTGGGCTCCACTTCCACTCGTTGTCGCGCTTGGAGGGCAGGAAACTCTG